TAATATCTAAACGCTCTTTAGCATCGACACGTAAAAACGTATCGTCTACGGCGAAGCGAATTTGATTTGAGGAATTTGTGATGTCGTTCATTGAGAGCCGGTCCTCTATCGCCGAAATGTACGGTTGTAGAGAGTACGCGACAAATTCTTTCCGGCCGTCTAAGATATTTTGGTACGTCATACTATTATTCATGTCGCTAGAAATTAGCGCCGCTGGCACGTTCATCGCGCGCGCAATTTCCGTCGAAAGGTACTGGCTACTTTCCGTGTAGGTCATGTCCTTAGGTGAAAAAGATGTAGGGACATACTCGAGAGTGCTAGTTAAATATGCCGTACTACGGTTTTGCCGGGCGCTCTTGAAAGCTGCGAGTAATCCTTGAATTTGTGCTTCGGGCAGGTCGGCGCCGGTATTCCGGAGCACTCCGGTCGGCATCGGTGTAGCTGCACTTACCGCGCTTGCTTTTTGTATGTCGTATGCAGCTTTAATAGTTGTCGATGCGCTTTGTAATACGCCCGGTAGCAAAGATTGAAAAGTAACAAGAGATCCGATACCGCTCATAGGTACTTTAATACCGTCTACAAAATAATCGTCTATCTCTGTACCGTATTGGTTAGTTGTATATGTAACGCGATTATTAGCTACCCACTCAAAGCCCGAGGGCCGTCCATCGTCGGCATACAAAGAGGTTGTACGCCAGTAGGCTACCGCATAAAAAATAAGCGAGTCCACGGTAGCCGAAATAGTAACGCTTCGAGGTTGTCTTAAATCAGGTTGCTCTAACCAAACAGGAGTACCTAATTTTTCGCCCGTTGATTTTTTATATAATGCTAAATCAATAGAGCTAATTACTCCCGCAATTAAATTACGGCACCTGGCAACACTGGCGACCTGTAAAGCAAAATTACGATCTATAGCAACGCCGTTATTACCAAAAGTGCCAGTATTAAAAGAGCCATAACCGTAATTAGTATCCATTACGGCTGGTGCATATTGAGCCTCTACCTGAGGTTTATCGGAGCTCTTAAGCCCTAGAGTTTGGAGTATTCCCATGGAGGGGATTTTCTCAAAATGTCAAGCATAAAATCAGGTATTAGGCGGCGTGTCTAAATATAAACTTTAGCCTCCGCCATCGGCTGGTTAAGGATATGCACAATCATAGATAAGCCGATAGCTATATCTACGGGCCCTGCCGATTTACGGCGCACAATACGCCAGCTATCCGCCGACTCTTTAGCCGCGCAATTAGACATATGAGTTACGAGCTCATCTTGGCCCGAGTGCACGAGCCGATTATTTGAGAGCGCTTGATGCAGGTCGCCCGATGCCTGGTAACCCTTTTGCCCTGAGATATCGGTAATATTGATGCCGTTTACCTCAAGGCGTTTGGCAATAGAGGCCGTAGTGTATTTGTCATAACAAACGGTCCGAGGATAAAAGTCTTTGCACCATTTGGCTATATGGTCGGCCATGTAAAGCTCGTCGATAGAAACGTCACTATGGAAAGTCTCAAGCACCGCGACCCCTATACGACCGTCGGCCAATATCTGGCCCATAGTGAGCGAGCCATCGCGCCTAGACGGTGCCACGTCAAAAGCAAAGATAGTAAGCGGTCCCGCTGACATTTTAAGATCCTTATCGCCTGCATTTTCCACGGACATATGCGGCCAGGGTGAGGCGGTAGAGGAAATCCACTGGCAAAGTAGCTCGGTTTTAGTCGTCTCTATAGGTTGAGTTGCCACGGCTTCCTCGAGCGCATCCTCCGTTACCGTGTAGCCGAGTGCAGGGTTAGCCATAGCCCACGCATCGCGGTCGGTGATAGCGCAAAATTGAGGAGCCGAATACTCATAGAAACCAAACGTCTTAGGAGGTGAGCTAAGGGCCCTCTCGCGCAGATCGTTGAGCACGGTGCTAAAGGCATCGCCAGCGTTGCTGGTTAAAAGTGTCTGCGCATTAGGCTTGGCACGAGTCGTAGGTGTTGCAGCTCTAAAGCCCTCCTCGGAGATTTCGCGTATTTCATCGACGTACAAGAGTGAAGCGGTGCGGCCTCTGGAGCCGTCCCGGGTTGCCGCGACAACGTCGAGCCTATGGCCGTTTTTTAGCTCTATGCTTTCGGTGCCGTTAGCGTACCTAATCTGTTTAACCTGTTTACGCATCCCGTCATTATTCTCAATAGCGTAAGCGACCTGCCTAAAGGTGTCTAAAGCCATGGATCTATTCGAGCTCATAATAAGCACGTTAGGGCTATCAAATAGAAACATATGTCCGAGCATGACCATGCGCGCGAGATGAGTCTTACCCTGCTGGCGGCTGCATAAAATTAAATTAGTCTTACGGACAAACATATTATTCTCGTCTACGGTGCACATATCGTTAATTACGAAATCTTGCCAAGGTAAAAGCGGCATCCCGATAGAGTCGGCCAGCTGCGCTATCTCAACGCCGCGGGATTTTCCCTCGAGGTAGGGACTATGTAGGCGAGGCTCAGTAGCCCCATAGAGAGGCGTTTTTATTTTGGTCATATCCCTATCAATTCTGCTCAGGTTGGCCCGTACACGGACCGGCAGGGACCGTACCCGACGTTTTTGGGGAGATAATGCCAGCAAAGGCAGGGGGGGTAGAATTGCGTGCTAAAAAAACGCCTTGTGAGCGTGACCCCTTGGCGCTATTACAAGGCTTGCAACACGCGACCATATTCTCCAAACTAATAGGATCGCCTCCTGACTTGATGCTTTGTATATGGTCCACCGTCATATCGCTACCGCTATACCCGCAATAGGTACAGGTGTAACCATCACGAGCTAATACTCGTAGTCTTTGTCGCTTATATGCTCGGCTCACGCGTGGATCGTGCTTACCTTGTACCATTAATAGAAACCTCGCTTGTTATGGTAATCCAAGGCTTGACACGGGCTTGAGTGTTTATGAGCTATGTATTTAAGCCCTAAGTCTATTTGCTTGAACGGGTCTAACTCTCTCATCTTGAGTAGCTGAGGTATGCCATATGCAGAGCTCTTAGGATTATTAGCTCTCGGGTCCCAGCGGCTTTCTCTATTCCATAGCACCTCTAGGCATCTATATTCTTTTGCATTAAGTAGCTTTATATGCGCGTAGAGTTTGTAGTTTTCTTTATCTCTTGGTGTGTTTATAGCTTGTGATGCAGGCATATTGCCAAATAGCAATAGACCGGCCAATAGCACCAAACTACGCCTGCGAGCTATCCGCGGTAGCGGCTCGCCTGCGAGTATGGAGCGTATACCTATAGTCAAATAGGAGTCAATCTTGAGCGTACTCTTGAGCGTGTCCCACAGGTTATTAACCCTTGTGTATAAGTCTTGTGGATAACTATAATAAGACATTTAATAACTCCTGACTTAATTCATAGGGCACCATTGACCTAGTTTTAGCACCTTTTAATCCTTGAGTACCTGTACGCGATCCTCTTGGAGCTGCCTCATGGCATGAGTCTCCATTTCTACAAGCTGAGCGAGCTATCCAATTAGGCACATCGCCCCATAAATCGGTTGGCTTCATGCGAGTCTCACCATAGGCACAATATGTAATTTGTCTATGAGTTAAGCCCGACATAATTGCCTGTTTACGTAACATCCCTCGAGGGTTTTCCATGAGCCAAGCATGAGGCTTTAACTCTTTTATGAGGTTAAGCGTAAACTCGACTAGTTTAAGACTTTCGAGAGCTTGCTGAGTTTTAGGCTCCTTGTCCTTGGTCCAATGACGGCCAATAGAGGCCACGCTAAAGCTAGTACAAGGCGGCGAAGCCCAAATAAAATGAGGAGGGCCATACTTGTTTATTAATATGTCGGCAGTAAGAGTTAAGATATCTCGCTCATCTGCCTCAAAATACTCATCTAGCTCTATTTTAATTACGGTGTGCCCTGCATCCTTAAAGGCCTGCGTACTTGATCCCGTACCTGAATAGAAATCGTAAACTATCAATCTTTACCCCATCCCGTACCCTTGAAGCTAATAGCTGGTACTCCGTAAACCTGAGCCATAGCCATATTGCAACAGTTAGGCGGGTTATCCTCATGTATAGACCGCTCTACCGTATAACGCATATTGCAAGCTATACATTGATACTCATACGTCGGCATCGGATAACTCCTTTAATTTAGGATATGGCTCTTGCTCCCATATAGGTACGAGTTTCTTATCGAGTAAGTAAACGTAACGATGCTTACGCGAGCGGGGCTCCCAATGACCCTCGAAACCCTTGCTTTTGCCTCGTGTTAGTTTCTTACCATCGGCAAAGTAAAAGTCGTTTTTCTGAGGTGTTAGCCCGTAGTAACCAAAATTGCAGGCTTGATACACCGCGCCTACGTGTCTAGAGCTATCTGCATAACTAATAACGGCCCTTATGCCACGTTGCTTAAGTATTCGTAAGCTGCGACCTACGAGCATAGATCCGTAGTTTTTACCGTTGAGCTCAGGCTCTAACACTAGTCGGCTCATCTCTAGTAACTCGGGATAGTTGCCACGAGGTAAACCAAACGCGCTGGTAGCCGAGTTAGGCACACTTAACGGCGAGTAAACTACGGCTCCGATTACTTGTATATCCTCAATTAAACCGAAAGCGTGCTGGCCTATAAAGCGCTTAGGTCCTAGATAGTGAAAAGCGTTTACAAGCTCGTAAGCATGGTTATAGCTAATCGGCTCTACCCTAAGCATCTTTAAGATCCTCAAGCATTACTATGCCCATAACACCGCATTTGATACATTGAAGCGATTTAACGTAAGGCGGTAGGTTATCGGTTACTACGCGCTCTATGTGCTCTGTTACCTTGTTGCATAGACGGCATTTAGTTTTATAGCCCATAGTTAGACCTCTTTAGGTATTGCATCTCAAAAAGATTAGAGCGTGGCACCCAATAGTTATTTTGGTAGGGGTGCTTGTACTTGGCTTGCTTAGCCATATGTACGGGCATCCATCCCATAAGGATATATACAGGGCTTAAACCTGTAACTAATATAGCTACATCGTTAGGCCTACCTGCCCCTCTATTTTGTAGGATTAAGTGACCGTTAGCATGCTTGGTCCATTTGACCTCTATATTTTCGCCCACGTCGGCCGTATCGTGCGCGTTATCGACTTGCGGCGCGTAGGCATAATCGCCAAAAAAGTTAGCTACGGCCATCTCTGCACCGCAGCTTTCGGCCTCTTGCCATACCAGCTCATGCCAGTTGCTATAGCTTTGCCCGAAATTACTAGCATCTTTAGGATCTGCGTTACGTATTACCGTGCGCTCTAGTCCTACACGATGCGCCGTAATCTCCTGCGACCTATCAAGAATTACCTTAGCTACGCGCGACATTGTGCGCATAACCATATAACTATCTCGCCGCCTACATCGCGATAAGAAAAGCCGCCGAGTGCGGTATGCCATTGATTACACTCGTCGCATTGTTTAGCAGCTATTACCGTAGTATCGCCGTTATCGTGGATAGTTGTAGCTAGTCCATCTTTAATAAAGGTTATCTCGCCCATGTCTATACCTGCGGCTTCCATTGGCCGGTTGAGGTCATGACGTGCCAAATCGGATTACATTGATTAGCTCGTACTCGCTCGGTGCATTTATACGCGGCCCACGGTTTTCCCGTAGCCTTGGCCGTCCCCTCGGCCCAGACCATAGTGCCATGAGAGCAACGAGGCCCCTCAGCTACTAACTCGCCTCCGAGTTGCGTACCGATTTCTAGCAAAGAGCTCGCCATGGTAGCCATATCCTCGATAGAGGCTTTAGTGCTCCAAGGGTCGGAGTCTGCGGGTAGTGTGTCTACCTTTTGCATATCCTGAGCCGTCGGCCTCGCGCTATGCTCGAGGCTTGGAGTAAGTAAACCAATAACCCGGCCGTAAGCGCTGGTAATTGTGTCCTCAATAAACCATTTTTTCATATTGTTTGGATAAGTAGAAACGTTACCAAACGCATAGTCTACGGCGCTCGGGACCATATCCTCATACTCACGATAGGCCTCAGCCTTAACAAGGATAGTGCCCTTAATAATATCTATATCCTCGATGTAGGCGACGAGTCGGCCCGATGGAAACTCGGATCTAAAGCGTTTAATACGAGCGTTTACGTCCTCGTATCCTGCAAGGAAACTACTCATCGCTTAGCCTCGGCATCTTTTAGCGCCTTAGCAATATTACGGCCGCGTAAGAAACCCTCGCCTAGCCCTACTTTATAGCCCATTTCATAAGCCGCATAAATAAACAGGCCCATAAATAAGACCACCATACCGACTACAATTAAATCTAAACTATTCATTATCTGCCCTTTGTTAAGGCCGATTAAACTACTAAACCGAGTAGCCCTCTCAGCGTTTGTAGTATCAGTATGGGGGCATTTTGTCCGAAAGCAAAGCCTATACGCGTTTGGCGTGTCGCTACTTGGCGAGTCTATCCTCAAGCAAGATTTCGTAAATACGGTCTACCCGTTGCTCGATACGCTCGACTCGGCCCGCTAAATTGTGGCCCCCGTTATTATCATGCTTAAGCTCAGATAAATAATATTTAACAAAATGGCGGATGAGCCCAGCCCCTAACCCCAAAATAGTAAACGCGCCGAGCGAGATACCAATTAGGAGCTGAGCTCTTTCCATTACTTAGACTTAACGCCGTAAGCGCCCTCATTAGGCGCTATAGCCTTAAGTAGTGGACCGATTAGTCCCGCTATAAAAGCGTTAGCTAATACTTTTGGATCTGAAATACCCGATAAGTACAAAGCTCCTACGCAGCTTATGGCCGCGCGGAGATAGGACTTACCAGCTTCGATAGCTTGCTCTTTCATTGTGCTCTCCTGTAATGCCCTTAAGGGTTTGTCTTACTCTAAACCTAAACTAACGATTAAGGCTTTAGCCTTGGCCGCTGAAACCTCTACCTCAAAGTGCATATCGTCCGGTCTTGTCTTAAAATCGCCGCCCCACTTAAGCCCGTACTTTTTAGCGAGCGCTCGTATCATAGGTACTTTCTCGGCGGGAAAAGTGTCGTACTTGCCTAAAGGGTGTTTTGTAGCATTAAGGTCGATAGCCGTGCCGCTTGAGTGACAAGATAATTTTGTAGCATTACCTCTAACCATCCGGTAGGCGTAGCCCCAATCGTCAAAAGTGCCCTCGTCTATCGGCTCAATAATCTCGTGAAATTCCGCAGCAAAGGCCGCCAAGAGAGGCCCAACACTCTCGGCGCACCTTAGCTTACGATCCGTACCCTTTACAGAGTAGGACTTTATCTTTATCTCTGCCGGATCTTTAGAGGCCGGGTATCCGTTATAGCTTTGCATTAGGCATAATCCAACGGCACGTAGTTTCGTCAAAACCTAAATTACCCTCAGGCTCAGGTGCAATAAAAGCATCCCGCCCCTCATCGTAAGTAAAACCAATACCTGCAAAGTTTTTACGGATAGTGCCGTTGTAACTCGTTTGTTTCCAAACTCCACCGCCGGCCCAATCAGTAGCCCACGTCTCGACGTTTGGCTCGTAATCATTATGTACAACGATTACACGTAGTACCTCGTTATTTTCGTTTAATTCTGCTACGTGTGCCATTAGAAAGTTATACTCCCTGATCCGGTGTATTTATATATACGATATCCGCCTGTAACCGTGATAGTTGGAGATCCCGTTGTACTAGTTGCAGCGGGAAAAGCATCGGAATAACTAATAATTACAACACCAGAGCCACCTGCGCCTGCATTAGGCGTATCTGCCATACATCCCCCACCGCCGCCGCCTGTGTTTGCAGTACCCGATGTCGCCGTACGAGTGCCCGTACCTGCATTAGCGGCACCCCCACCGCCTGATCCACCAGCTCCTTGATTTGTCGTATTGTAATTTCCGCGAGACCCCCCACCACCGCCTGCGTAAGTTACAGACGAGCCACTAATACTTGTAGATGATCCATTACCGCCGTTGCCGCCTGCAGTTGTAGTACCAGCACTACCACCCGCACTTGCGCCACCGCCACCGCCAGCATTTCTCTCATTTACATTACTTGCAGCTAGACCATTTCCACCTGAGTTACCTTGACCTCCTGTGCCAGCACCTGCCGCAACGATCTGAGTTAAACTGCCACCGCCACCGCCACCGCCCGATCCACCAGTTTTACCTGCTGTATCAGGAGTACCACCACCGCCACCGCCTGTTGAGGTGATAGTGCTAAATACTGAGTTGCTACCATTATTACCAGCCGCAAAAATTCCAGATGGCTTAGCGCCACCTGCTCCTATTGTTACCGTTAAAGCAACACCCGGAGCAACCGCGAAACCCGAAGCCGTCCTATAACCACCAGCACCACCGCCACCGGCGCCCCAAGAGTCGCTATGTGCTCCTGATCCGCCACCTGCGACTACTAAATACTCAACAGATGACACGGTGCGAGCGCCGCTACCCTCAATAATTCCTAAAATTGGCATTACGCAATATCTCCAATTACATACCAGGTATCTGTACCTACTTTAATACACGTAGCGGCAGCGTATTGATTACGTAATTTAGGAGCCGTTGCAGTAGCCGCGTTAGATGCAACGGTTACACCGCCGGCACCTTGAATAGTCACTTGACCCGCTCCAATTTGGATTATGTTAATTTGTGCACCGACCGCATAGGCTACGGATGAATTAAGCGGAATCGTGTAAGTCTGAGCAGATGCATTAGATGCGGTTACTAGCTTGCCGTTATCGGCTAATACAAAAGTATAAGTCGTACCTGTTTGAGCATTGAGAGATAAGTTAATTACGGGAGCGGTTAGGGTTTTATTAGTAAGTGTCTGCGCGGTTGATACATCTACTGTAACGGCCGTATCGATAGTTAAAGTAACGGTACCGCTAGTACCTCCACCGCTTAAACCTGTACCGGCAGTAACTCCCTCAATATCACCCGTTGCACCTGAGGCTACCCAAGCTGCACCGTCGTAATACCATAGTGAGTTAGTGTCTTTTGTAAACGCAAACTGACCCTCAGCCGGTGCGGTAATAGCTGCATCTCTAGCCGTTGTCGTTGCAAATACGTTAATACCCTGCATGAGGTAGCCGTTTACATCGCCGGCCGTTAATACCTCACCGGTTGTAAAGGTCTTAAAACCTAGACCAGCTGCCATTTTATGCTCCTTAGTACGCTAACACGGAGGTATCGAGCACTCCGTATAGTGATGAGTTTAGTATAAAGCCGTCGATAATCGGCTCTAACGTATTTAGTGTCGTCTTCCAGCTATTAGGCGTAACACGGTGCACTACGCCAAAAACTTGTAAAGTCTGTTGCAGCGTTGAGTTACCAGGCTGGTTAGTTGTAATTTCTACAGGGTCGAAAAAATCTAAATCAAGAGCGGCAATAATGCCATCGTTATAGTTATCGGTATAAAGGTCTAGCTCTATGGCATCGCAGCGAGTCTGCGTATCCTTGCGGCTTGCCACGTAGGCCCGTGCATAATCTAGGGCCGCTTGGTTTGTATCCATTACTAAATTTTGCTGGTTATACGAGTGTACAAAATACTCCTCGATAGAGGCTGCATCCTCGGCAAGCTGAGCCGTACCGCCTATCTTTGTAATAGAGGCCGAGTTATATACCTGCGTATCGTCTAAGCGCCAGACGGCGTTAAAATATGTAATTTCGCTACCATCGTCATTAAATACAACAGGCGGTAAAGCCTGAGACTCTATACAAAAAGCCCTATCGTGCAGCTCTACGGATCCTCTAGCGTTAATATATAAAGCGCCGTACTCGGAAATAGTCGCCGTTTGTAGAGCTTGTAGCGCCGTGCGAGCCGTGCCAGGGTCGGCCTGGAAAATAGTGTCTCCGTATTGGATTTCTCGCATGGATGGAGGCCAGGCAATTTCATCGAGGATAGCGTTTACGCGCTCGCCCGGTAAGTCACCAGCGGAGGCTAAAGTAATCGTAGAGACTTGGCTATTTTGGAAAAGTCTAAAGGCATCTACGGCGGTTATAGTTGTATAAACTACATCGGTCGCCATCTTAGGCGTAGTAGTTGTATAGCTTGTAATAAAGCCGCTAAACATCGGGTACTCGATACCTGCATAAGTGCCTGTTATTTGTACTTTGCGTAAAGGTGTAAGTAATCCATAGTAAGGCCCTGCGGCATTTTGAGGGTTAAAGTCTCCATTTTGGTCCACAATACGCAGGGTTAAAGTACCTGTTTGGAAAACGTCGGCCTGAGCATTACGGCCTCTAGTAGTTGTAACACCATCGACGACGTTAGATACGTCCACAATAAGAGCGGCCGCATCGGCTAAGACGTTTGTACCTAAAAGGCCACTATCTAAAATCATAGCTTGAGCAAAGGCAGGCCCCGTAGAAAAATTAATAACCGCGTTTATTGTAGGGACCGTCATAGCACGCCAGCCGTAGTTAGAGGATCTCCGCCGCGGTTAAGGCGTTGAATAGTATCCTGAATAAGTCCGGCAAATTCATCTTGAGAAGCAATAGCGCCAGCGTTAATAGTTATTTGATACATCGCGGCGGCCTGAGCTGCATAGTTAGCGCCTCGTACCGCGCTACCAATATCAGCACCCCCCGCAATACCAGATAAAAATGACTCTTGAGCAATATCATCGGATAAATCTACTTGAGCGGCTAGTGCTGCAATAATTGGATTACTCTTAGTAAAATTAGTAGTGTTAGCTGGTATTAATTGCGGAGATCCCATTTGTGAAAGACTTTTAGCAGCGCTTACAGACTCCAACATCCTTATATATTCTTGTAACGCCTTGAGACGAGCAGCATCGGCATCGGCTTGAGCTTTAGCCACGCGGTCAATCATGCTTAGCTCGGCAGACTCGCGAAGCTTTGTAAGGGTAAGGGCTGCGTTTGTAGTATTGCTAAGAGAAGCTAAACGAGCTATCTCGGTTAGTTGTATCTGTACGCGCTCACTATAGCTCTCTTTAGCTGCTAATTCGCCTGCCTTAGTTATAGCTGCGTTATATTTACCAAAAGCAATATCTCGAGCAGCCTCTTTATCCTTTTCGGCCATCTTGCTATCGTTAATAATCTTGAGCTCTGCTAGTAGCTGAGTATTAAGCGCTGAGAGAGTTGCCTCGCTAATTTGAGTAACGCCAGCTAGTTTGGCCATGTCGGCGTTTTTCTGAAACGCTGCAAGCTCGCCTATTTTCTGTAGAGCTAGAGTCCCGTTTTCATCCTCGATAGCCATAAGCGCCTCAAGGCGTAGGCGTGTTTCTTTGTCGTACGTAGCCTGTAATGCAGCGGCTATAGAGATACGGTTAGAGTCAAATACGGCCGCAGCCTTAGATAACGAAAGTTTATTTTTCTCAGCTATGGCGCTTTTCTTTTGTAGAGCTAGTAATTCCTTTTGGCGCCTGGCCGCATCGGCCTCAGCCTTAGCCCGAGCTTTAGCGTTAGCGGTTTCCTCAATAGCTTTATATCTTTCGGCCGCCGCTCCGCCATATTGGCGATCAGCTACTACACCCATAAACGCCGTGCCGCTTAGTTTGTAGCCTAGTTTGGTGATAGCCATACCAAAATCGCCACCGAGTTTAGCTAAAAATACAAAAGGCGTAGCTAGTTGCCCTACTAATTCTACGACCGCCGCTAAAGAGTCTGCGAGGTTATCTACGCTTTCTGTTAAATCCTCGGTAGTTGTATCGCCTGCGAGCCTTGCAAAAGCATCGACTAACGCGCCTCCTACGGTCTCCTGTAGGTTTCCGTACGCTATTTGTACCGCTCCGACTTTACCCGCGTAAGTATCTAAACGAGTTGCATTTTGCCCGCTATATTGCTCGGTTAGTTTTTCTTGGATAGTTAAGAAACCCGCAGCGGTTAATTCTGTTTTAGATAGTCCCGTGTTGTATTTGGCTATACCTTTAGTTTGTCCAAGGTAGGCAAGGCTTAAATCTTTAGCGACCTCGGCGGCATCGATGCCAGTACCTGCGGAGATTTCGAGAGCAAGGTTTAGTAAATCCTGAGACTTAGTAAAGGAGCCCGTAGTAGAAATTAAAGTCTGAAAGGCAGGCCTTAAAACATCATCGGCAACCGCGGCAGATTTTTCTAGGTCGGCTATAAATTTAGTGATACGTGTATCCTCAAAGCCTAAGCCTAGATTTTGTACGGCCTTAGTAAGACGTACGGCGGCGGCTTCATCCTCGGCAAAAGCCTTAACGGATTTTTTACCAAATTGCGCTAAAGCCGCAGCGCCAAAAGTAACGCCAAACGCTTTAGCTAAACTTTTTACGCTTTTCTCAAAGCCGCCTATCTGTTTTTGTCCTTTAGCAAGGGCCTTGCCGTCAAAGGTCGTAACGGCATTAACGAATAAATCGGGTAGCTTCATTATGCGGCCTTGTCGTAGCGGCCTTGGTTAAAGGCTGCAATAGTGTTTTCAATAGCTCTTACAACCGCTGCCTTAGCTTTACCTTGATCCTCATACCAAGCTCTATAAATCATGCGACCGCGCGAGGCTTGGTCGGGACCATACAAAGGCCCCATACGGCTAATAAAATTAGCACCAGCTCGCGGGTTATTAGACCGACTCTTTGAGGAGCCGCCCGGGTTTTTACGTCCTGCGGTCTCATAGATAGCTCCACTAGCTGAGGCATTAGCCACGATGTACTGAGAGCTCCATCCCCTGCTATTGCGCTTACTTGGAGCTTGAGAGTAGTAAATCCCCTTACGTGTAGCCTCGGCGTTATACAAAGGGAAAAGGCGACGAGTGCTACCGCCTAAAGTAGACTCTCTAAACGCTGAGGTCCGAGCGGTAATCTTTTTATCTTTAGCTCCATCGTCCCAGTTGTAAAGCCCACCGGGAGAAGCCGTAGGAGCGTAGTCCCTAGCCTTATCGCGGATAGGTATCATTACGCCTTTAATCTCTTTATTCATTTCTTTAAGTAGCTCGGGATCTATTTTACGCAGCGCGCGGATAGTCTCTTTAACGCCGTCCAGGTTTACGGACATTTTTAGACTCCTCCGCTTGCTCGTTTAATACCCTTACTAACATCTTAAACATCTCGGTATCTAGCTCGAGTACCGCTTGAGGCGCGATCCCTAACCTTATTGATAGTTGCGCTATCAGGTGAGTTAGAGAGTCGCGCCCTAGCTTAAAGGCTCGTCGTCTAGTACCTCGACCTTAACTAACATATCGAGAAACTCAGCGCCAAACATAGGCACCGTAACGCCTGCCGACCTGAGGCACTCATGCGCCAGCCAGTACACGTCACTCTGTTTTTCATCCAAACGAAAGGCCTTATGAAAGCCTTGCTTTGCGTAAAGCTCAAAGGCGTACTCGATACGTGGAGTTATCTGATGCTCAGTAACCTCGCCCGTAGCCCTTGTTATTTTGAGTCTTGCCATTTGTCAGCCCCTTTTCTTTAGTATCAGGTAGTAGTTAATACGATAGGTGAGTTACAGGTAAACGTAATGCTCTGAGTAGCCATATCTCCTACGGCACCATTGATATCGGTAGTGTTATTTACCAAAATCGTAGTTGAATAAAGAGGGTTAGTAGCTGAGACCGCTGCGCTTGTCTGCTTAAGCGTAAGAGGTACGGTCGTACCCCACGCAGCTTGAAGCGTAGCGTTTACGTTAGCTGCCGCGGTATCGCTCAAAAAGTCTAGCGAGATGGTGCTAGTTTCTAAACCTTTTGTATATTTTCTGGAAGAGTCGCCCATGCTGGTGACCTCCAGCTCCTCAAAAATACGGTTAATCGTTGCGCTAGTGACGTGATCGCTCAGTACTACAGAGTTAAGAGTTACCACGACACCATTGGACATATATACGGCCATTTTATTTACTCCTCGTTTTTATCTGTTGGTGTGTCTTTTGGTTTGTTTTCTTTTTTTGGTGCTTCGGTAATCTGCCCTATCTTAATAAGAAAGGCGATGTCCTCGTCTGTTAGGCTCATGCTTAACTCCAGCTCGTTAGTATTTGGATAGTAATATCGGTAGTCAGTAAATCGCCGCTTTGTACGGTTAAAACACTTGGCGCGCTTACAGGGCCAATATTCATAACGATAGGTGAGGCCGCTAATTTGTCATAGACGGCGCAGACCATTTCCTCGATACCCTGTAAATTACCTTGGTTATCGTAGAGTGGCACGTTACAAATAATACGAAACGAGGCCATAGGCGAGATAGTGGCATACTCGTTATTGCTTGGAGTGATGTAGGGATCTGCCGGAGAAACGATTACGCTATTTGCGGTTATCGTCGCCGGAGGAAAGCTATAGGTATTCCAAACATTTGTATTAGAAAGGGCCGCAGCTAGTGAGGCTCTAAGAGTTGTAATCGGCGCGGTCATTATCCGACCATCGCATTAGGGTTTATGTATCCCGCAATAAGCCCGCGGATTTTGCCTATCATGCTATTACCCATGCGGTAAGGGCTAGGGCTAAAGCCGTCTATAGATACGCCGCCTGTTTGTGAAACTTGCCGTGCTTGAAAAATATCTACTGCTAGGACCATAGAGGCCTCACGGATAGCGGGAGTAGTCGCGTATGAGTTTGTCTTAAGGTCTGCGCCTACAACCGAGCCAAAAGGCAATATTCTAAAAAAATTAACGTCGGCTGCCACTTTAGTAAATTGAATAAAGCTATATCCGTTTGGATAGTTATAGGCGTTTGTGTTAAAGGCAATAGATGGAAAATTATTAGTCGTACCTGTTGTAAAAGGCATAGTCCCCGTAATGGTGTAAGTCCCGTTAAAGGTTGAGCCGCATCCACTCAAGGTTACGCTTTGCCCCGTGCTAAATATTGCAGGGTTAGAAATCATCACCGTAGCCACGTTATTTTGTAGTGTTGCTCCTACTACGGGAGCTGAGTCAAACCATAAAAACTGGTTTATGAGATCCTGAGCAGCCTGGCAACACGTCTCTACAATATCTGAGGAATATAAATTTTCAATTCCCAAATTAGCACGAAGCTCGGCCTCGGTGACGTACGTTGCTGGCACTTTAATCTCCTTACTTGAAAAGGGCCGGTAGGGCTCAAAGGGCTAAGAGCCCTACCGACTATTAGTTTTTTTGCTTAGTTAAGATTAAACTTAACGATACCCTTAGGCATCTTTGCAATAGTGGCCATATAACCATAAATAGCTACCTGTACTTGTAGGTTTGATACTACGTTTACAGACATATACGCCGTAGGTGATTGATAAACAGTAAAGGCCTCAGGTGCAAGGATTACCGCTGAGTCGTCGATAGTTGTAGTGGCCGTAAAGTTTTTGTCCACGTACAAATCTAAGCCCAGTACGTTTCCACGAATAGAGCCAGGACCTGTAGTACCGGCTGCGTTCATTGGTTGGCTAGCTGAGTAAATTGGCCGGCCCGTGGTATCTACGCTGCCCATTAATAATTGCCATTGGCTACCGTTAGCGATGTAGTTATTAGCGAAATATCCTGTAGCTTCGTAAACCTTACGAGCTGAGTCGGAAGCAAATTCGATAATACCCGCTGAGTCTGCATCGCATCCTGAGCTATATTGACCCGCTGCAATAAGAGCAGCTAGTACGGTCGTATCGAGTGTCTTAAGGTACGCGTTCTGGAGTTGAGTAGTGAGCTCGGCGTAAAAATTTGGATCGGATCTTTCCAGGAGCTCAACGCTCAGCGTATTCATTCCGGAGTACTTGGAAATTGTTCCGGTAAGATACGCGGTTTCCATTCCGGTATTTTGTACCGCTCCGGCCTCAGCCTCAACAGTTACTACAGGCGCTACGCCTGTACCGCCACCGGCACTCGTAACGAGTGAGGGTACGTTAATCGTCATGCCAGAAGCTGGCAATACTCCACGAGAGCAAGCATCGATAGCAGGTGTACCAAAACGAGTGTTAGTTGGAAATTCTGATAGGTACTGAGTTGGTGAAAACGCAGGGTTTGTACTAAAGCTATCGTCTGCTGCGGTTACATATAGCTTAGAGTCCTCGTTACCGAGTGCGGCTTTAATTTTGTGCTCTGTATATGCGCCCATAGATGTAATTGGCGTACGTACTCGCTGAGAGTCTAAAACGGATGGTCGGATAATCTTACGAGCGGCTTCGACTTTTTCAGCCTCGACCGGTGTATCGACCGGAGTATCCTCCGGTGTATTTTCTGGGGCTGTAGTCACAGCTTCCTCGCTTTCGGTTTCTGTTTCGGTTTCGACCTCTACGATCGTCGTAGAGATAGTTGTAGTTTTTTCTTTTGTGCTAGTCGCAGCGATGAGCTCAGCTCGTGCCGCTGCAATTTCATTAACGCCGGCGCTGGAAAAGGCCGCGCTTTCTACCAGCGATACCTCTTTGAGGACCGCCGCCGTAACGAGCAGGTAATCGCCCATCGGCTTAGAGGCCGTAACATCGACCCCTACGGATAAGCCGCTTACTAGGTTTTCCTGCGCCAACGTAAGAGCATCTTGTCCCCGGGTGCTCATACTCAAACGAAAGGATCCGTATACGCCCTCGGTTGAGTCGCTAAACGAAACGGCGCGACCTACCGGCTTATCTTGCTGGTGCTGCATTAATAACTTAATATTAGCAGCTTCGGCGATAGCTATAGAGCCTCGCTCAAACATAATCGGGCCTGCACTTGTAAAACCGATCTCGCCATAAGGCGCGACGAGTCCCGAAATCATCCGTCGCTCTACGTCGGCGGCTTGTATTTCTTGGCTAAACGTTAGTAGCACTTGTATCTCCTAGCGGTGTTAGTTGCTCCATTTGTCGGGCTTGGTTTACGTCAATTAAATTTAGATTTAACATTTGCTCGATAATATCTAAACGCTCTTTAGCATCGACACGTAAAAACGTATCGTCTACGGCGAAGCGAATTTGATTTGAGGAATTTGTGATGTCGTTCATTGAGAGCCGGTCCTCTATCGCCGAAATGTACGGTTGGAGAGAGTACGCGACAAATTCTTTCCGGCCGTCTAAGATATTTTGGTACGTCATACTATTATTCATGTCGCTAGAAATTAGCGCCGCTGGCACGTTCATCGCGCGCGCAATTTCCGTCGAAAGGTA